GGGCGTAATTGGCTGTGAATTAACTGGTATGACATAAAAAAACAGTAGTGGTAAAAGTTTTTTCATTCATTAGTTAGTTGTAACCGAAGTAACAAAACTACCTGTTGTTACTGAACCTGCACCACCAGCATCTAAATCTGTAATTGTGTGATCTGAACCAATAGTGACATCAAATCCTGTTCCTGACCCCGCTTCAGTTGATATAACACTACCAAAATTATTAACTTCGCCTACAGCTAAATCACCACTTTGCATAGTATCTGGTTGTAATAATGATTCTGTTATTGACCAGTTTGTTGCATCTGTATTTATAGAATATTGACCTGCATCAAAAGTAACTGCGTTTGTTGTTGAGTTAACACTAAACCCACCTAATTGATCTCCTGTATTAGAAGTTCCAACATTTGTACCTGATGCACTATAAGAACCACCAAGTCTTTCAACCTGTGTTCCAGCAGCATTTACCTGTATTTGTACAGTAGTCATCATGCTCGAAGTTACATCTGCAAAGGCCGCAGAAGGTAATAAAAAAATAACAGCAAATAGTTTTTTCATTTTTTTACTACTCCAACTTTGGAATCTTTATTGTCAACTATCTTTACATTACCATTTTGTTTCTTTTTGTCACCATTTTTCTTGATGTTCAGGCCGTATTGGGCTGTCACCGCCGACAATAATCCAGCCGCAAAGGTGGTATCAATTTGCCTTGTAGGGTTCGGATTGAAGTACGACCAAGAAATGACCCCCAAACTCCAAAAAAGTATAATCATCTGAACCACGTTGGCTATCAGACTATTACCTTCTTTTTCTTCTTGATCTTCCATGAGATTAAGGTTTCTTGTCTAATACTAGCAATTTAGCTAAATTAGGAAAAACGAACAAATCATGTCTAAGTTTCTAATCAATCTATTTATCAGGTTTGGCAAGTCAGAATCTGTACGTAAAGGTTTAATTTTGATGCTGAAATCCGCAGCCGAGAAATCAGATAATGACGTTGATGACGCAATAGTAAAGATGATTGAAGAAAAGCTTTTTCCAGTTAAATAATGGATATTATCAAGGCTCTTACATCTACTTACAGCCTTGAGGGTGAGTTTGAGGTGCAAAAGTCTATACAATTTATCGAGAAACTAGAGGATATTGAGTTACTCAAACCTTATGCAATCAAGCTATTACAAACAAATGCAAAGCAAGCTCATTTTATAAGCACTTCTCTTGAAGTTATATCTCAGCAAGCCGCTTATATATTTAAATTAGAAAAAGAACTTAAAAAGAAAAAAGCGACCCTTTGGGATCGCATTAGGTTTGTTATATTTAAAAAGAAGTAGAGGACTTACTGACTATATCGCTTACTTACTGAGCTTATGGGACTATTAGACCCTTTGCCCCTCAGTAGTCCTCGAAGGGAACTCATGTCTTTTTACAAAGGTGTTGCACAGGTGTTAGGGCAATAGACCTCAAATTTGTAAAAGAGCAGCTTTATTCTCTGGGTATTATCAGAGTTGTCATGCCTCAACTTATGGAACTAAATCTTTTTCTGTAATATCAAACCATGTTGCAGATTCAATAACAGTTCCTGTTTCATGGTCTGTTCTTGTTGTTTCACAAAACTCATAGGTTCTTTTAGATTGTGCATGATAAAAAATCTGACCTACATAGGGATTTTTTGGAAAAGTTACTAAGTACATAATCAAAAAGGTAAATCTTCTGGAAGTTCACGCTGGTTTGCTTTGACGTTTACAGTCCTCTCAGAGGCTGGTTTAGGGTTTAGTGGTGCAATCTTGCCTGAGTTACCCCAGAGGCCACCCCAGATCGAAAAACCAGCTATTTCATCATAATCTGATTTGCTTTTGTAAACCCTTATCTTAGTATCTTCGATATGGGCATTATCAACCATAGTTTGTAACCAGTTTGCCATTTTCATAGCTTCATCAACTGATATGTCGATAATTAAGTTTCTTTCTGGTGCATTGTCTCTATCGCTGTTGTTATCAACGATTCTGAACTTTGCGTTAAATGCGGTGTTTGCCATAGTAATTAAAAGGGTTCAATGGGTGTAATGCCGTTTGCTTCTTCCCAAGCAAGGACTTTGTGAAGGTCATATCTGACTCTAGGATCACCATAAGAGACAGCGAAGATAGGAAGTTCGTAGTACTCAGGCCCTATGCCTTTGTACCGCCATCTTCTTATGGAATCTGGGTGCATACCATATCTCTTAGCGAGTTGATCGGTGGAGAAATACTGGCTGCCAGCTACTGTCATGTTGTAATCACCTCCTTTCTAGTTTTGATAAGGTCGCAAAGATCGTTGTAATCATCTTGCGGTATTTGTCTGTTAGCATAACGCACCTCTAAAGACTCAGCACATTTATCTAGTCTTTGTCTGGTGTCAGCCTTGAGGATTGCATCTTTGGCAACTACTGTAAGATTTTGAGTAGAAACTGGAGTCCTATCTTTTTTAGGATTTTTCCAGCGTTTTTTGCCGTCATATAGTGATAAACCAAACTGAGAGCCAAAGGTCATCAAGGCACGTTTTCTTGCGTCTGTTTCAGCTTCTTTAATGGCATTTTCATGGTTTTTACTTAGATTAGTTTGGTTACTTGTTCCAGCACCTGTTCCCTCTCTAATTACATCACCAACAGTAACTCTAACTCTTGCAATGTAAGTTACTTCACGAGGTTCTGCACGAATACAAGTTGTTTCTAAGGTTTCACAAGACCAGCCATCAAAACCAAATATCCTGTTGGCCTCACCTAAAACGTGCCAGCCTTCAACATAAGCGACTTGAAACTTGCCATCTTTGTCACCATCTCTTGTCTCTACATTTTTGGGGTCAATCGGTTGATTGAGTAGTTCAATTTGTTCTTTAGTAAATGTCATAACCATTTTGGGGGTGTAAGTGTTTTGATGCCCTCTGGTTCGTAGTTGCTGTAACCTTTCCAGATGCCTGACTCTTGGGCAGCTTTGATGTCAGACAAAGTTTGTTCTTGTAGTTCATATCCACGCTCAATAAAATGAGGTGATAGTTCATATACTCCCACGCTAAATGGATGTACTTTCTCAACAGCTACAAAGATAAATCGCTTTTGGCCTGTTCCCTGTAAATAGTGAGCAGCCTGTAGGTGATACTTAAAATTAACAATAGTTCTAGTAAATACATCTGGTGATGCACCAGACTCACCTGTCGTTTTGAGATCAATGACCATATCATCAATCACATAGTCACAACGGCATTTGCATTGCAAGCCTGTTTCCCTATGCTTCCACCAGTAAGACTGTTCTGCTAATCCTCTAGTATCTCTCAAGGTATCTGAAATAATGTATTTGTTGGCAAATTCGTTATTACAAAGAGCCTTATAAATACCAGTAAGAGTATCCATTTCTGGAGTTGTAAAAGTTTCAATACCTTTTTCTTGCAAAGCAAGTGCTGTTGCTTTACCAGCTTTTGTTCTTTTGTCATCAAGCAAGGCGTAAGAACCTTGAAAAAGTTGAGGTTCTAAACAGTACTTATGACACATTGATCCAAACTTCATTGCTGGGGTTGCAATTCTGGGAGGATTGTTTTTGCCATACTTATAGATGTTAAAAGCCTCAAGGCCATGATCTATGGCATATTTCAAGTCAGACGCTGCAATAGCTGGATCTGATCTATACACTTGTTCGTCAATATCAACTGACGTTATGTGCGGTGTGGTGTTGTTTAAAGATTCCATTTTGTTATAGTAATGGTGTCCTCTGGTGTTAGGACAAATGGGTGAAGTGCTGGTAGAGATCAGGGGTGGTCTTTACCAGTATTTTTTTGTGTAATTATATTTATCTGTTCTTGGATTACTGCCATTGTTGAATTGACTTCAAAGATTAATTTAAGAAGTTTCTCTTGATTCTTTTCAAGATCAGCAAGCCTTTGCTTTATGCGTGTCATTTCAAAGGTCATTTAGTTTGCTCCTTTGTTTGAAATTCACAAGTCATTGCAACATCAATTAAGTACTTTTGTACTTTTTCTGTTGCTGACTTATTAGCTTTTGAATTTCTCCACTCACCTTTGGTAAGTGATAAATAAACTTCTTTGAGTTCATCATGGGTAAGATTAAGTAAAGTTCCCATCATTGGTTTAGCTCCTTACAAGCGAGTTCAATATTTTTTTCATGACAGTCTGTATATGTCATGTCATAAAGTGTCCCTGAAAGGGTTGTATAGAACAACCCCATAGCAGCGATAGCAAGTAATAGATTCTGCATTAGTCAAGCTCCGTTTGATCGAAAGTTTCTAGTTTTACAAGATTGAAAGAATCATGGTTTAACCATTTTTCCTCTGCGTCCTCAAGTAATTTTTTGTAAAGCTGTACTATTAGTTCAGCCTCACCCTCAGTAAATTTGTAATTACTGCGGTTTGCCAAGTTTGTAAGCTGTTTATGCTTTTGGACTAAGGCATTGATTCTTGGCATTTTGAGAGCTTTGAATCTGTCTCTCTTGTGCTGATCTTTTTCAGCTTGTGTTTTGGTCATTGAAAATACCTTGCGAAAGAACGGCTATCTCAGCCATCTAAATATTATATGCACTATATTGTCCTGTCAAGTCCTATAAAATATTGTTACAGATCCATAACATTTAGATAAACTTACAGGACAAGGGTGGACATATATATATTAATACTGTATTATTTAAATATGAGGTCGAGAGATCGGCTGATTATTCAAACTTCGCAAATTATTCAAATGGCAACTATTCAACTTCCCAAGTCATCACATCAATCTGGATTGCATTTTATGAGACGCAATCCACACCCAAGAAAAGAAAATCATGGGGATTGTGGTGTAAGAGCAATATGCCTTGCTCTTGATCTTCCATATAACAAAGTCTGGAAGGCTGCTACAAAAGCAAAAAGACAGCTTGATCCAAAAACAAAATCAACTGCTGACTGGTCACTTTCAAAGCTTGAGCTTGAGTTTACTTTGACCAATTTAAGAGAGTGGGACTGGAGCTACTACAAAATAGCTCAAGGCCATACATCAAGAAAATGGTTTCATGCAGATAACTTTCCAAAGCATTGCATAGTACTTCAAGCAAGTCACTGGGTCTGTGTTAAAGATGGAGCTATTTGGGACTCATGGGACAGTAGAGGTTCAAGGCCAAAAAAGATTAGTGGATATTTTGCTAAACAAAGTTGGCAGAAAGAAAACTTCCCCAACTTATTTCAAGACTAAACCTATCAGCCCCACCTCAACTGGTGGGGTCTTTATTCACCTATTACCCCAAAAACAATGACACCAGATCAAAGACTAAAACTTGCTCAAGCCCTTATCACAGAGGCTGTTGTCACTCCCGACATTGAAGAGGCAAGACATCTTTCTGAGCTTGCTGTAAAGCATGAGTTCAAAGAAGAGATAGAAAAGCTTATCAAAGGTGATGTTGAACTATTCAAGATTACTTTCAAAGCAATGTATTCACAAAATGTAAAAGCAAGAATTGTTTCGAGAATTATCATTACCATGCTTATGGAAAACAAAGATTTTCAAAAAACATTCAGAGATAAATATATTCATGTAAGCCATGAACTTTTTATTTTTGAAAAGCAACAGGAGTGGAAATACAATGGATAAAAAAAAGCTCAAGATGACTGAGGACAAACTTGAATACCAGTTTAAAAAAGCTTTTTTGGAGCAAGAATCAGAAAAGTATGTTGATTATCTTTGTGAGCCTAGAACTAAAAAAGAAGTCTATGCAGCAATAGAAAAGATTGCATTGATACAGCTTCAAATAAAAAATTGTGACGATATTATCTACACTGCAAATATTCCAGAATTTGATGATCCTTTGTTTTAAGAGTTAATATCTAAATGTAAGAGATTGCCCATGCTTCGCTACCTCAAACGATACATGAACATCTTTCTTAACATCAAAGCTGAAGATGCCCATAGGCTCAGACAGTTTTTGAAGAAGAACCCTTCAACACCATCTGGATCTGGTATAGCAAGAGAGCATTTAGATGCTGGCATTATTTCCAGAGTTGTTTATTCTCTCGAACACGCTTTAAATGAATTATGAGTCGGGTAGCCTGATGATCCTAGCAAAGCGGATCTGAAAGCCATACAAAACCCTATGTAAAGCAGGGAAAGGCAGGGGAGCAAGCGAAGTGCTTATCCATCACCCGACTACTCACACAATGTATATTTAGCTTTTATATCTTCAACAATCATTTCTGGATATTGGATAGTGTGCCAGATATGACCACACTCATAACATTCTCTGCGTCTTACAATAACGTGTTTGGAGTTGCGGTCTGATCTTCTTACTTTTTGATCTGTATATTCTTGGCACTTAGGACAGGCCACCCATGAAATTCGCTTCATTGATTGTTCTTATTTTTATATTTGCACCAGTTTCAGAATCTGTTTCACAATACTTTTTGACAGCGTGTAAAGATACAACTTGAGAGTCGTCAGCAAATGCGGACTTTGTTAGAGAATCAAGCAATGACCTACAATGCTTGTCTAAATCTCCTTTGTTTTTGTTGGTGATATACACAGGGGCAGCTTGACGCAGCATCTTGTTTGGGAGATAGTGCTTTTGCGGCCTTTTAAAAAAGAAACTTACCTCGATTTCAACTGGTTCTAATATTATATCGGTCACGATTCCCTTCGCTTCCATTTCCACCTGTTTTCGCCATGATTTTAGACGTTTACTTGTCTCAACCATTATTCCATTACCAACGTGTTTTTTACTGCCTTGAGGGGCAGATTCCATGCCTTTTACAGAAATAATATATTCCAT